GCACTGGTACCTGAAGGGAAGCCAGAGGTGAAACCTGTCGGTACTGTGCCAGCAAAAGCAGAGGCACCAAAATTAGCGGTGACTACATCAGAAGTTAGTGGTGCACCGAGAGCATAAAATGTTGGAAATGTTCCCATACCCCTTATATTGAGTCCGCCAGAAGGAGTCGCCGGGTTATTCGCCGCATTACCATTCCAGTTCCCAGCGGCTCCATTCCGTATCCAGAAGAAGCCGTTGTCCATATCCAGTGCACAGCATACAACAGCACCAGCTGCTATAGCACCGATCGACGGTCCTGCAGCTGCTCCGTTGAGCCAAATATTTCCAGTGCTCTTATAAGCAAGGCAGCATAGTTGCGCATTGACAGTGATATTATTAAACGGGGCGTCTGGTGTGGCTATACCAATCGAGGAATTACTTTGAGCAAAGGTGGTGCAAGTGTACTCCCAATAATACTTCCCACTGGTAACTCTATCAACTGACCGAACCGCGCCATGCACACCAGTACTTGTAGCAACAAGATTGCCACCACTCAGCGTTATCGTTTGTAAGTCGGAAGCATTCCAGGTAGTTGTCACGAACCAAGCTTTCTCGTGTTGCCCTTCCTACGAGTCAATATGATACCCACCCAGTGAATTATTCACCCCGCTAATAGTCCACGTCGCACTCGTCCCTGGATCAGCATCATTATAGAGTCCAGTCCATGAGAAGGTTGTCGGCGGACCTACAGCTGCTGAAGCCACCTCCGTTGCTCCCGACTTACATCTAACACTAACTGTCCGCGCCCCAGTATCACTCTTGCTCATATAAGCCTTAGTCGCCACGCAGTATATCTGCGCCGGGGTGGTTGTTAGAGGAGTGAAATTATAGAGATCCTCATGCCCTACCGTTGAGTCAAGGACATAACTGGCTCCCACACCTGGAAGTGGTGGAGGCTGTAATGCTACCTCATAAGTGTTATTCGGCACAGCCAAAGTATAGTTACCCCAAAACAGAAACGACGGTGCAGCAATTGTAGCTGGCGCGGTGCTCGGGGCACCAGAGGTAAAAGTAACGGTGGCTGATCTACCTGTCCCAGCCGAATCGGCAAACAACATACCGCCAGGGTTAAGAGTTGTATCGCTCATGGCCCCAATCCAATACTGTGTCCCGGCAGTCAAGGTCTGCGGCGTTGTCAGTGGAAGGGTCTGAGTAACTCCAACGGCAGTGCCAACAATCGTCGCCCCTGTACTCATAAGTGTGCCTGGAACACCAGCGTTATCAGTATAAACTAGTGGTCTAGTATTACTTGCTCCACTTGCTGTAATAGGCACCCAGGAGATATTGTTAATTGTCCCATTACGAGTAGGTGTCACAGGCCGCAGTGCAAACCAATTAGCAGCGCCAATGTGAGTGCTTGAGCCAGAAGCCTTACCTGTGCAGGTCCCAATAATAGACGCGCCTACAGAGAACTGTACTGAATTATCCGAGCTTGGGAAAGTTGTTTCAATTCGCGGAGCGGTCATAAGCGCTGCATTATTCCTCGTTCCGGTCGTGTCGAACACATATAGATCATCGACTACCATGACACTTGTTCCAGCTATTGATCCAAATCCTATTGTATTAGCATAGTTGTTGGCTGTGGTCTTGGTATTTCCAGTACCAGACAAGATAGAGACACCATCAAGCCAAATTTGATAAGCGCCTGTCGCACTAAATGCAATATCCCACTCCAAATAATGGACAGACGTTGAAGTAATACTCACGGTCGATGTAGCGATAACAGTCCCCGAATTATAAGATCCATTCTTAAATACAATATGACCAGATGAGTCAAGAGCTATGCTGCATTGAAAAGATCCACTGTCGGAAAAGTGGGGGAATGAAACATTACCAGCTGCATTTACCAAATTAGGTGTGGAAAAACGAACTCCTCCAATTAGCCGCGCATAATTACCAGCAAGAGTCCTACTAAAAGAAGTTGCGTTTCCATAGCTTATAGCGTATCCAGTCGTGCTTAACGGGGAAGTAATAAAAAGAGTAGAACCGTTAGTAACGTTATTCCATTCCCCACCCAGCAGCAATTGACCGCCACTTATCATGGCGGAAGCACCAACCTGCACTCCACCATACTTATCAAACCCCTCAAGGAAGATGCAGGCCATCGAGTCCTCCGTTTAAGTTTCCCACCCTACCAGGGTACAATAGAAATTAGCGAACGTTGCATCCGGCGTTGCTGGAGCCACCAGCCTCATCACATCCCCTTGAGCAAACGCAACCCCAGTCCCTACAAAGGCTCCTGTTGCTGTACCATTAATAACAGTAATCGTCCCGACATTGATAAATGTATTAATTGCAGCATTCAAAGCTTGGTCAATGTTGATAACTACTGACCCTGTCGCTGTTGCCGTCCCACCTGCCTCGCTCGTATGACCCAGATAAGCTCCAAAGTTCGTGGGAAACGTCACCCCCTTTGAGAAGCGGTGGAAGCCCAGGAGCTGACTAGCAGGTAGCACTCCCCCAACATAGCTGAATCCAACATTATACTTAGGCCGCTGGTTGGTCCATGCAGTTCCATTCCAGACAAGGATATCATAAGCAGCCGTACCAGATCCAACCCCTCCAGTCCCAGGTGGACCCTGCGGCCCAGTTGGACCTTGTGGACCCGCAGGACCCGTAGCACCTGCAGGACCCGTTGCGCCAGTTGCGCCCGTTGTACCCGTAGCGCCTTGCGGACCTGTGGGTCCTGCTGGCCCTGTACTCCCTGCAGGACCCGTAGCCCCAGGCGGCCCTGGCACACCCTGAATCCCTGTCGAGGCAGCTACCCACTGGCTAGAGTTCCCATCATTATAATAGACGTAGAGCTGGCCGCCTGTGGAGTCCCACCACAGCGTCCCACTCACCGGTCCTGCCGGAGGGGTTGGACTTATTATAACCAGTGAGACTGCCGAACCCGAGTGCGCGTCAACATATTCCTTTGTCGCCGCCTGCATAGGCAGCACAGGGTCCGCACTCAGCGTAAGGTACCCTGTCATCACCGCGTTAGAACCGCCTGCAATAGACACAAATGGCCAGGCGGCCATCATATTCTGCAGTGCAGTTATCTCATCATGTGCATACTGGAAGTTCTGCCTAACACTCGCCGTGGTGGGGGAACCAAATACCGGATAAGCTGGATTGATATTCGAGGTCACTAGAAGCGCCCTCCATCCCAAGGGGATTGATAACTATCCCAGAAGGAGCCTCCTAGGAGGGTATCCCAATAAGGGCCTAGCTGCTGACCACCAACCAAATGATAAACTATATCATTAGTCCCAATCTCATCATGAGCAATAAACCGCCACCATTCATTCTGCCCGACGCTATAGGTCTGCTCATTCAGCAGCACCGGCAACACCGTCGCCGTGGTGTTAATGATATCATAGACGCTCCGAGCCCAGGTATTGAAATCGAAGTAAGCTCGGCCCAACTTATACATATCGGTGACAAGCTGGTAGCCATGAATTTCGTCTCGGAGCTGGTCATAGACTACGATGGGTGCAATCAGTGGTGGTCGAGGGTAGTTAGGAGTTGGGTAGTTTGGGTGGAAGACAGTAGTGTTGGGATTAGGAGGGTTTGGCGTCGGTCCAGGCGGTGGCGTAGTCGTGCCTCCCGTCCCCATAAACCCTGCGGAGTCCAGCCCGCCTGTCGAGCTTAACGTCCCTGTGATATCCCAAGGGCCATATCCCGAGGGAATCGTCCCCACAAAAGCAGAGGCTCCGAAGTTGGCAATAGCCGAGGTGCCAGTTGCAACCCCTCCAGCATACACGAACTTAGTTCCAGTCCCTAACGCAGCAACAGAGAAGTTCCCTACCCCAGTCACTGGGTCAGCAGTCCCACTCCCATTCCAATTCCCTGCTGCTCCATTCCTAAACCATATATGCTGCGCTCCAACATCCCAAGCCACACAGAGTGTCCCACCATTGGAGAAAGCTCCAAGCAGGCCCGTCCCGAGGTTGGTGCCATTGACATTAACTGTACCCGCGCCATTAACTATAGCAGCATTCGCACCAGTGCTTGCTGCCCCAGTCAGGCTCGCCGCACCCGTAGCAATCCCCATCGCCACGCTTGTCGGAGTGGCGCTGTTGAACCGCAATTCGAAGTAGAACTTACCAACTGTGGTGAAGGAGATGGTGCTCCGAACCCCACTCGCCGCAGCCGTAGCTGTCTCCGTCAGGTTCCCGTTGGAGAGCGTGATAGCTGTCAGGTCTGCCGGGTTCCAAGTTGTCATCTCACCCCAAGGCTGTCCCTACCCATGGCTGATTATGCCGCTGTTAATCGTAATCTGCTGACCTGAGGTGAAATTAACCCCGCTCAAGATAATGTCACCGGAGGCGGTACCGACAGAGAGCCCACTAATTATGACATTGGGTGTAGCTGCACCATCCACGATCTGCGCGTTCGCCGCCGTCCCCGTCGCACTCGCCGTAACGCTCTTCGGCGTCCCCAGGAGCGTAATAGCCTGACTCGCCTCACTAAAGCTCGGCTTCGAGAGGGGGATCGTAGCAAGCACAGTCCCCATACCTGCCGTTCCAATTCGAATCGCCGCAGTCCCACTCTGCCCATCCAGTGCCGTTATCACAGCTGTCATTCGAGTGTCTTTGAGGCTATTGATATAGATGGCTGTCATCTAGAGCGCCTTGGGGGCTTGGGATGCTCTTCCTTGGGCTCTGACTTGGGCTCTTCCTTGGGAGTGTCAGTGGCAGCTCTAGCTGTATCATGCCGCTCCCGTTCTGCCCTTGCTTCTCGCAAGATGGTTCCGGCTTCTGCGGGGGTAACGACTCCGTCATCGGCAGCCCTTTCTGAGATTGGTCTCGTATCCGGTGATGGCTCCTTCGGCTCTTCAACCTTCGGCTCTTCAACCTTCGGCTTCTCAGCATCTCCTGCTGCCTCCAGAGCCTTTAGAATCTCTGGCTGCTGCGAATAGGTATCCGACTCCGGAGGCCATACCTTCATATAGGTAGACTCAACAGCATACCTTGGCTTCCCCGGCTTCCCCGGAGGCTGTGTCGGAACCTTTACTGCTATATTCTCCAAGTCTGAGTGGGACATAAACCGCCAGTTCGTATTAGCCGGGACAGTATATGTCGTTCCCCAGAGGACAACAGTGACGCTAGACCCACCCTCATTAAGGAGAGAGTAGTCTCCTGGCGAATAGCTGGCAAACGTCACGTTGCCAGGAGGCTGAGGCAAGACCCACCGTTCATTAGTCAGCACATTACGAAGAGTTACTGTCACAGCCTCCTCCTACGCTGACATAAGGGTCTTCCAGTTATGAGCCTTCCCACAGATAAATTCAGCGGTGCCACCCGTCGGCAAGCTCACCGATGCCGCCGGAGCCACCGAGGCATTCGGCGTCACAGTGTCATTGGGATTCCCAGTCATCCCGTATATCGTGACTGCCACAGCCGTATCATTAATAACAGTCACAATCTTCCCAGGCAGCGCCGGTGGGAGCATAACACCCTGTGACGCACTCGCCACCGTGATGTCATTAATCCCATAGCGGAGCCGGGTTGCACCGCCTGCACCGCCTGCCGCTGCCGTCACCACATTGACGGAGTATAGGGAGTATAGAAAGTTATAAAGCTCCCCAGCATCCACAAGCCGGAACCCTGGGGTGGTCAAGCTTGGCATCAAACCCAACAGGTTTCTCGGAGGTGAAGATGGATCGGACATTTGCCGCCCTCCTTCTCAAGGTTAACCTCAAAACAGACTGGACTAGGTGAGGATCTTCGCCTGCCATTGCGCTGGCTGAATCCCATTCGTCGGACCACCCTGCCCAATCATGCAATAGAAGATACCAACCGCCAACGCAGCTACAGAAACACCCGCTGTCCCCTGCGTCGCACTATTCGCCGGAGCAATTGTATCAGTCACCACATCCCCCGGCGCAGTGTTCATAAACCCAAACACCGTGCAAGCTGCCGCTCCATGGTTAATCACCGTGACTTCCATCCCGGCATACCCTGGGGGAAGCATAACACTATCCGCCGCAGTCGCACAGGTCGTCACAGTATTCAACCACCCTGCAAGCGGAGTCGCATTAGCATTCCCTCCACCTGCATGTGCAATAACTCCATACTGTGCATTAAACCCTGGAATACCTGAAGGATTCGGCGCACCTGGACCCAAAGGCATCTTTCTCTCCTCTCACAGTGTTAATACGGCCGATCAGAGAAGATATTATACTGCCCTCTCCTCTTGATAACATTGGGCATCCTAAGCCGAGCAACCTGAGTATTCGGTGCGCGTATCACAGCCAAACTATCCTTCGCCAGCCCTGGTAGCGCATCCCCTGGATAAGTCCCCATCCTATACTTCGGCCGCAGCCTCATCGCCAGATTCAGCATCATAGCGTTGTAATACTCGAATGGGAGGTTAATATTATCCGCCACATTCGTAAACTGGTACTGAAGCTGAGCATGAATGGAGATATGAAGTTCGTACCGCCCCGCTTGAGGAATCGGCCACACATAGAGCCGTGCCAAGGGCCAATCGCTATCCAAGAACGCGGCCTCACCAGGCCCTGCACTCAATTGCTTCAGCGTAATCCAATCGTAATCCTCCCGACTCTGGAGGATCTCCAACTTGTAATCGACTTGGTTGGGTCCGACTTGCAGTTGCCTTGCAAAAGCGGAAGCGAGCTTCCCAGGCCGCACACTTGGCGACCCCGTATCGAAATCCCCACCAGGCCCCACACTATACGACTGCGCTCCGGTCGAAACGTGTGACAGGTTTACCAAATGGTAAACCAACCACCTCTTCCTCTCCCATTGCATCAGCATCCATTGCAGCCGAGCCCATGCATCATTAATATCATCCGCCAGAGGAGTCTGCCCTACCCCAACCGCCCCGCACTCCTTCAGCGCAGCGGTGCAAATATCCCCCAACGTGGTATTCTGTGGCTCCAGCTGCATTCTATCTTCCCTTCGAGCCCTTAGGCCGCATCATCCGGCGGAGGCGGTTTCGGCGAAGCCTTCGCTGCTGCCAATTCCCTTGTCAGCGCAGCAATCCTCGCTTCCAACTCCTCTTCCCTTCCAATGCTAACCGTCGGCGGCATCTCCTTCCCAGCCGCTTTCATCGCCTTCGCAGGGTGGTCATGCCACCCCAACTCCCGCAACGCGGCCTCCTCATCCGCGTCATTAGCCGCACGGCTAATTATCTGCTTCATCTCCCCAACCCGCTCCGGCCCCATCGGGGTCGCCAGGATCTCCGCCCGCTGGACAATTATCTCCTTTCCCTCCGGGTGGTAAAACATCTTCGGATATTGCACAGGCCCCTTATAATCCGAACTAACCGCATTCGCCGGATTAGCCTCGAACACCCCCTGCGATTCCATCACATCGTAGATGGTAAATCGAGTTGCCTTGCTCCTACTCACTTCTTGCCTCCCTTCCCAATCCTCTTCGGCAGCCCCTTCCTCTTCGTCGAGGCAAAATCCTCCAACTGCTTCTCACTCATCCCAGTCCTTGTCTTCTTCCCAGCTCGAGCCCGTGCAAGGTCCGCACCCATCAGTTCCTGCTGCACCTTAGACTTCGCTGGCACCAGTCTCTCCCGCCTGAGTCTCTCCCGCCTGTTTAATCAATCTGCCGGGCATTCCGCTTCTCCAGCGGGACCGCCTCGAGTGCCCCATTAGCCCGGTGCATGGCCCTCTGCTCTGCGATGAAGGTACGCTTCGCTTCCTTCGCCACTCTCTCCGCTTCCGCCGCCAGTGCATTTCCTTCCGAGTCAGGTTGCAACGCCATCGGCAGCGCCTTCGCGAATATTCCTCCGCGTTGGTTCTGCTTTGTTAGGCCCGCGGCGAACCTTGCATCCTCCATAGTCGGATACCAATCTTCCCCTGCCTCATCCAAATCCGCCTGACAGTTGAAGACTCGCGCCCCTTGGTATATGTGGAACATCGGTTTAGGCCACTCCGGCTTCGGAGGGGCTAGATACCCCTCCTCCACATGAAGCGGATGTCCAAGCCCAGATAAAGTAAGGAGGCACTCCTCGAGCACCCTGAGAGCCTCCTTAGCCTTATGAGCCCTCTGCGGATCATTAGGCCAATCAACTATGATTCTCTGTCTCCAATTCATCCCGATCCGCACCCATCCTTTGACCATCAAACCATCGGTTACGAGTACACCTGGTCAGCAACCACACATGCCCACTCCGGTCTAATCCATAGATACCCGTAGAGGACATCCAGACGGGTGATAAGCTGGTCGGTTCCGATGAAGTAGTCAGTGACCATTCGCATGCTCACCCCATCGAACTCCTCCCTCGCCGCCTCATGCACGTTCCTTGGCATCTCCAGATCAGCTGTTGCAAGGGTCACTGCCTCCGGTGCATACGCAAAGTTCTTAGTATAGGAGGTGCTGGCCGCTAACCCCAGCGCCGGGTCCAAATTCGCACCATTCGCCGGGCTCACATCAACAGTCTGATACTGTTGTGGGATTCCTGGTGCCAACTGTGGCACGATGGCCGGGTAGATGGGAATGGATGTGGCCGCTGCGGCCACATTCGCCGTCACAGCGAACGTCCGCAGCCTTCCATAGCTCTGCTTCGTCACCCGGTTCACAGCATGGACACCGCCCATGACTATAATATCCCCCATATTCAGCCCGTTCGCCAGTGCGTTCACGGTGATACTGAGGCCGGTCTGCCCAGCTCCATTCACCGTTGCACTCCCAACAGCCAGCGCCCCATTCGTATGAGTGATGACCGTCTGATCGGCCATCCAGATAAACCCCAGCGCGTCATACATCCGGCCAGTCACATACTGCCTTGAGATCTCCGGAGCAGGGTTGAGCAGGCCGCTGAGGCTCGAGACTACGCTTGCTTCCGTATCCGGGCTGTTCACAATCTTCCAGTTCGCCACCGGGCTCGAGTTGTTTCGAAGGGTTGCACCTGCCCGCAGGTAGGTTGATGCGATAGGTGCAATAATATTCGTGCTGGCATCCACATTCGCAACGATGTTACAGATGCCGCCTTCCCCGCCTCCGATCAGATCAACAGCCACCTGGCCTGCCAGATTATTGACCATAGGAGCCAGAATACGCCTGCTATAATCATCCAAGCTAAGAGTCCGGTCAGCAAGGCTAAAAGCCACATCCACATGCTTCTGTGTTGCCAGAACAAGCGTGGTGGACTGTTCCGAAGTATCCTGAACATTGAGCGCCGGTCCGGTCGTAACCGTGAAGTCATTCGGCAACCGGATTCGAAGGCTAGACCCAATCTTCGCTCCAGTCACCGCGAAGCTATCATCATACTGCATGTCTACGTTTTGCAAGAAAGCGTTGGAATTTTTCCAGAGCCTAACTGCTTCCCTCGTGATCATATTAATAGTCAACAATTGGTTCGCCACGCTAACCTCCACAGGTATCGGTTGTCCGCGACCTTACAACCGTCGAGGAAGGTGAGCACCAGCTTAGGCACTGGGAGCCATACATCCATCTATACGCCGATGGAGAGGCGATCACCCCTGTTTACGGTCCAGAGGGACGACCCTTGCAAATTCACCAAACAACTCTTGTTCTACCCTCTGTCGCCAAGCGATAGCTTCTTCTCTAGTCCTAAATCCCTTACTAAAAACTCTATCTCCATTCTTAGTTATATTTCCATACCAAAGACCAGTTATAAAATTAACTCCATTATGGCCAGAGGTATTATTTATATTCAAGTCTGCATTAATTCTATTCTGTGATCTCGTCGCTGGTCTCAGATTATCAATCCAATTATCACTCTTACACTTATTCTTATGGTCTAGCCTTCCTGGCCAAATGCCATAGACATAAAGCCAAGCTAATACATGAGCGTAGTACAGCTTCCCATTTATTCTAATCTGCAGATAGCCCTGTGGCATAGGTGATCCAGCAAACCATCCCTTCTTTGCATTAACCCTTGAAACAAATGGCTCTCTCCACCTCCAAAGACCAGAATCTTGATCATACTCAATTTGATTCCTGAGTTCCCCTTGGCTTATCATCGCCGGGAGTTCCTACTTACCTGTTCCTCTCTCCGCCGCATCCATTCCGCTGTCGAGAGGTTATCCGAGTTCGGATCATCAGGACTCGTATGCGTCCTTTGGTTCAACGCAGCAGATCCAGCAGGGTTCAGTGGCCTTGGTGCCTGACTCAACTCCTGCACTGGCCTTGCCGCCATCCTAGTCAGTTCCACCGCCATCCTTAACGGAGGCAAGCTCAAAATCCGGCTCGCCTCATTCAAATCCCCACCGAGCGCATGGATTATCCGAGGTGCTTCCCCCGTCTCCATCGCCGCGCTCAAAAACCCATTGTAGACTTCCCTAGCCTGCGGATCGCTTCCATCTACAATCCCGACCAAGCTAGCCACCCGCGCATTGAAGTCCGGATAACTCCTTCTCCCAAGCTCCGCGACCTCATCACACCGCCGGTTAAACTCCTGTGTCGCCGCCTTAACATTCGCCAGGTGATCCACCTGTGCATCTATCGCCGCCTGACTCGGCGGTCCCCCAGCATAAGGCTGCGCCGGCGGCTGCGCCCCATTCCCATTCGAGGCTTGCTGTGCCCTCAACCTTTCCAGCTCCGCTCGCATCTCCCTAGTCCGAGCGGTAAGTTCCCCAATCCGCCTATCCCGCCAGTCAGCCTTCGGAGCCGCTGGCACCTCTGGTTGCGCAGGAGCCGGACTACCCTCCGGGGGTACGGAAGGCGCATCCGGAGTCTGAGGCGTGGCAGGGGGCTGCTGCTCGTCCGGCCTATCCGACTCCTGCACCTCGTTAGGGCTACCCGGCCCTCTATCCTCTTGACTTCCAGCCATTCGCGCCCCCACGAACCATCGCGGACTACTCTAAACCTTCGGTTTGCCTAGTCAAGCCTTATCCGAGTGTGCCATCTGCCCTCCCGTAAATGATGGGTGCGGCACCCTCTTATGTCGGAGCGTCTGATCCTGCTCCAATATCACCATAATCTCCTCCTTCAACTTCTCATCCACCTCCGGCTTCGTCAGCATCACAGTCAGCGTCGCCCTCGCAAACTCAATACAGTGTCCCCAATTCCTATCAATGAAGTTCCTCTCAAGCTGCTTCGCATTCGCCCCCGGATTCTGCCTCTTCCACGCTCTATAAAACGCATCATTCCCCATCATACTCTCATACAGCTCTCCAGCCGCCGCCATTGCTACTTCCCTCACCCTTACATGACACAGCCGCGCCCCAGTCCCACTAGCATTCATTCCCCACCTCCAAACGGGTCATGATCCACTGGCTCCAGCTTCCTCCCATTCCAAGTCCGAATCTCAAGGTTCTTCGGGTCGAAGACTACGTAGTTGCGGGTCCGCCCATCACTCAGGCTCAAGTTGCCTGCTTTGTGCTCCTGGTCCAGCCAATTCAGAAACCTCTTCTTAATATCAATCGAATCGAGTGTCTCCTTAAATCCCTCCCTTGCAGGTGAATATCCATACTTCTTCTGCATATCCTTCGTAGTATTAGCAATAAAATCATTATGCTCATCAATATCATCCAGTACATCTCCCTTTACCTCATCTAATGCACTCCCCATAGTAGTGCCTGGACTAAATTTCTTCCTCTTCATATACTTCTCAGCCATGTTAACCGGGAGACTCTTAAAGTAGTTATCAATCGGTGCATCTTGGAAGTTGTTCGTATGCCCAAACTTCAGATCATCCGTCTTGCCTCGAGAGAGGGCATCCAAGTACTTATTCCCCGGAATCCCCATATCACTCAAGTCCAGCGAGGTAGCCTGCCATGCATCATCCCACTGCAACCCCGCCCTCTTATGCTCATCAAATATCTTCTTATAAATCTGTGCCCCTGTTGGATCTTCTTCGTCCAGCCACTTACTCCAATCTCCCTTCTTCATCATCGGATCAGTGCGGCCCCATTGACTGATTCCAGCTGGAGGACCAGGAGGGTCCCAATCTCTCAGCTTCTTCTTCACCCCTGGGTCCTGGTGCTCATACATCTCATCCCAATCCAGAAACTCATTC